TTAGTCTCGCTTACGTCGTGCGACGGAAAGGGTAACGATGGGGTAATTGCCGATGATGAGCGTACCTTCCTTGCCGCTGGGCTTGGTGTACTTCAAGCGCCAGGTCTTCACGCCATTGGGTTTGACGAAAAGGTACATGCCGCCGCCGTCGAACAGTTTGTAGGCGCGTTCGCGGGTTTTTGCCGTGCGGCATTGCAGGTCGCTGAGGGGGATCGCTAGACGTGGCATAGGGGTACGCGCTCCTGACCGGGAAATCGCAGTACCCCTAACATACCCTCGGGGAAGGGGGATTTTGTTGGAACCCGACAGAGGGTCCTGGAACGAAAAAACCCGCCAAAAGGCGGGTTTTCGGGGCTTCCAGAGCATTCGGTGGAATGCAATGGAGCCTAATGTGGTGCCGGCACCAGGAGTCGAACCCGGGACCTACTGATTACAAGAAAACCATTTTCAGCCTGCTGGTCAGTCACTTAGGTCGCGGCTTGTTACGTAATGGCAGCGCTGACGGCCGGATTCCATGCGGAGTCCGGCGCGCTTGTTACGCAAGTTTCGGGGGGATCAGAGAGCTGAGGGGGCGACCTTCGGGACGCTCAGGTCGTAGATGTCGAGCATGGACTCGTCGCGGTGGCCGCTGGCTTCCTGCTTGTCGGCCCTGGTGCCTGGGGTGTCAGTGATACCGCGACGTTTGAGGTCGTGCAGGCCGAAACGTTGCTCGGCGGTGATAACACCCGCCACGATGGCGTTACGCATGAAGCGGTTCCAGGCGGTGTCCAGGCCGGACTTGCCCAACGGGCCGCCGTGGTCGGCGGTGATGATGAAGCGTTTCTCGGGATTGACAGGCACGGCCGTGCCCCGGGCTTTCCATACTTGGGAGCGACGGGCCTTTGCCGCGTCCCAGGCGGCTCGCAAGCGCGGCGTCCAGGTGACCACATTGTCACGGCTGCCCTTGCGTCGGTTGGTGAGCACGCCGTCGGCCAACTCGTTGGCGTCGGTCAGGGTGACGACCTCAATGCCGCGCAGCCGGCAGAGGTACGCCAGTTCCATGACGTAGCTCAGGTGCGGAGGTACCGCGTCCTTCTGCCCGCGTTTCAATTGGCCCAGCTCGCGGGCGCGGCCGATCAGGCGTTGCATCACGTCAAGCGACGGCAGCCGACGCTGCTTGCGCTCTACAGGCGCCTCGATGCCCATGGCCGGATTGCTGTCCAGGTAGCCGCGGTTGCGGCCCCATTGCATCACCAGGCGTAGGTACCGCAGCGCATGGGCAGCCTTAGACGGCGTGCCCTCGTCGGCGATCCGGTCAATGATCCGCTGGATCAGCGCAGGGGTGAACTTGCGCACGGCCAGTTCGCCGAGGGGTTTGCCCAGCTTGGTGGGAATTTTGGCCAGAACGTCGCGCGACCAGATGTAGCTGTCCTGGGTTTTCGGCGCGAGCCTCTTGAACCTGGCGCTGTCATGGTACTGCTCGCAAAGGTGGTTGAGGCTCTCGCGGTCGATGCCGTTGCGGACTTCCATGATCTTGTGCAGCTCGGCCAGCGTGGCCGAACAGCTGGCGATGTTCTGCCGGCGCTGCCGGCCGGCTTCATCGCGGTGCAGGGTGTACCAGGTTCCCTTGCCTCGGTGGTCAAAGAAAACGGCCGCTGGGATAGCGGCCTGGTCGATGTGCTGGGGGATATTGGGGTTGTTCTTCCTGGATCGCCTCATAGAATCTCGACGCCGTACTGCTCCTGGGTGCCGGCTTTCAGCCCGCCGGCCTGGTTGATTAGCTCCACGGTGGTCCAGGGGCCGGTGCGGCCCCGGAAAATGCGGATGCCCTGCTCGTGCAGGGTCCGTTCCACGTCTGCCCGTCGGGCATATCCGGTAATTCGCTTGAGGTCGTCGAATGTCAGCACGCGGGAGACTTCGCTCATGGCTGGGCCTCCAGTGTACTGCCGACGGCCTGTGGCCACCGCCGAGAATCGCAGTTGCTGCCTTCTCGCCGCACGTCGTTACCCATGCTCCCTCCCTAGCCATTCGTGGCGGCGACGCCACTGCTTGCGCATTTCCTCGATCAGCCGGGTGACGGCCTGCTCGCCGCGCTTCTTGAGATGGGTTTCTTTCAGCTCGGCAACTTTCTCTGGCGTGGTGTTCCCACGCCGGAGCCAGTACCTGGCCTCGCATTCCAACATGTGCTGGCGTTCGTCTTGGTCAGCCATGGTAGATGGCCACCCCATGCGAAAGCTCCACCACAGTCATCCGGTCGGCTCTGGCCAGGAGAGCCAAGGCGTTGTGGACAGCACGCCAATCGCTCGGCGTACTGCTGGTGTGGATGATTGGCCGCTCAGGCTTGGTAAAGCGCAGGTGTCCGCCGTTTGTGTAAACGACTGACCAGCCGTTGCCCTGGGCGTACTGGAGCAGCGGCAGCAGGCGTTTAAAGCGACCACAGCGGCGGCCGCCCTGGACCATCAAACGGCGGCTCATGGCGCATTCCTCGCGCCGCAGTTGGGGCAGTCCTCGAAGCGTTGGCGGTCACTGAGGAAGCGGCCGCAGCCGTCGCAGTTTAGTCGGTAGCTGTAGCGCTGGGAGCGCGGGTGCTTAAGCTTGGGCAGCTTGAGGCCGACCGAGCGCAGTGCTTGCTTGTGGTCGAGCAGCGCGGCCAGAACTACCGGCCGGGAACGCTCGACGATGTATCCGCATGGCCACAACTCGAAGCCTTGGGCCAAATACCCAGCGGCATCTGCCGCCCCCGGGTGGATGGCGTCTTCCAGGTTGGCGGTTGGGCCTTTGCCGCCGCGCCATACCAGATCGTTGCCGTCCCACTCACGGGCGTAGGCCACATATACGCGGCCGTCTTCGTTGCGGTATGCCTCGGCTTCCGACCTGGTGAGGTATTGGCAGTCAACGCCGACCTCTGCCCGGGTGCGGACATAGTCCACGGGCCAGGGCAGGTCGGTTTCGCGGCACTCGTACTGCTTGACTGCGGACTCGCGTTTGAACTGCTCTGCCTCGTCCAGGTTCGAGGTGTAGCCGCCGCCCTCGCGCCAGAACATCGCCCGGCTGCCGACGTTGCTGCGGCTGTCCTGCAGGTAGAAGAAGTCAGTCATTGGTCACCTCCAGGAACAGCAGCGGCTGGACCGAGCCGTCCGCGTAGACCTTGTCGAGTGGAGTGGTGGCGACCGGCTCGTCGCCGTCCCAGCCGTCCGGCCAGGTTTCGGCGGCAATCAGCTCGCGGATGCGGGCCTCTTCCTCGGCGTTGATCATGTCCACGAGGGGGCGACCAAGGCGTTCCGCGGCCTCGTTAATTTCCGCCTGGATGCCGAGTAGGCGCTCCAGGGCCATGAGGCGCGACTCCAGCAGGATCGGCCCCATGCGCTGCGGGTTGGCGGCAATGCTGCCGTCTTTCAACCGCTCGATACCGGCCTTGCGCAAGCGGTGCTGAGGTTCGCGCAACTCGCGCCACACGGCCCTGATGCGTTTAAGCGGGGCGAGGTAGGCCCAAGCCGGATTGAGCAGGATGGTGTCCAGCGCCTTGTCCTCGCTTGCCAGTGGGCATGCGGTACAACCGGTTCGCGCGTTGATTTCTTCGGCCTCGTCGCCGCCGTAGGCGTCGGCAATAGTGGCTGTTGACCAGTCGCCAAACTCAACCAGTGGTGCCCAATGCTTGAGCCATTCCCAGACATGGCAGACGCGCCAGTGCAGCAGCGGAGCCAGTGTAGCGAGGCGCCCTTTCAGGCCCTTGGCCTCGGGCAGTATCTTCTGGTACCAGCCCTGGCCACACTCGGCGCCGTCCTTGCCACAGCTCATCTCGATGCGCTTATCGCGGATCGCGCTTTCGCCCTGGCGCACGCCGGTGATCATCAGGACGTTTCCGTTCAGATCGGCAAGGCGCTTCTCCAGCGCCTGGGTCATCGGGTCAATCTTGATCTGGCGAGTGCACCAGCGGAGCGTGTTGTTGTTCGGAGGTGGAACCCCACGGCCGAGGATGTAGACCATGAACCGCTTGTCCATTGGCGCCGTGACTACCTCGACGCAAATCCCACGCTCTTCCAGTTCGTCCATGATCTTGCTGGCCGCGCTGGCCAAGGGCAGTAGCTCCTGGCGTGTGTCGGCGTAGAACACGGTGAGGGTTTTTGGTGGCTTGATGCGGCCGGTGTCGATCAGCCATATGACCAGGGTGAGGGTGGCGCTACTGTCTTTTCCGCCCGACCATGCAATGCCCCAATGATCGTGATCGGCGCCGTAGGCCTGCAGGGACTGGACCGTCAGCTCGATGCTTTCGGTCATCTGCAGGCGCTGCGCGCCGGTGGAGAAGATGTCGCCTTGGCGGGTGCTCAGCGCTTTCATGCTACACCTCCGATGCGCGCCTTGGCCTCGATGCAGGTTTCCTTGCGGGTGTGGCAAATACCGCAGTTTGGGCAGTGCGCACTGTCGCTGGTGTTGGTGGCCAGCTCGCCGGGGTGCGTGAAGCGTGAGCAGCCGTAGCCGAGTCCGTCACGTTGCTGCTCCTGGATCATGCTTGGGGCTAGCCCCATCTTGCGTGCCAGCGACTCGGCCGCCTGGATCGGGCCGGTGGTGCAACTTGCGGTTGCCTTGTGGCCTTTGGCTTTGGCGATATAGGTGCCGGTGCTCTGGCGGACGCTGATGGTGATGGGCGAGGTGCTATCAGTTTTCATGGCGGCTGCCTCCCTGGGCTTTCTTGGCGGCAATGTTGTCCATGTAGCTGGCCCACTCTTCTCGCTTGAGTTGTTGGCGCGTGCGGCTGCAGGCGGCGTGTTTGCGGGTGGATCGGGCCTTGCCACAGATGTCGCAAATGCTGGGCAGGTCCAGGCGGTGGCTTGCCATGGTCGGGCGGATGCGGTTGGTCATTGGGCACCTCCTGCGTCTTGGTGGCCGGGGGTGCCGTTTTTCTGGGCGCCGCATTCGCAGCGATAGAGCCCGCGCTTGGTGATGCGGCCGATGCGGCCACTCAAATGACTGGTGACGACGTTGCGGACAAATGTCCAGCTGTGACGTTTGCCGAGGGTGCATGGCTTCATACGTCACCGCCTTGCACGGCAGGGGCAGCCAGTTGCAGCAGAGCCTGCATGTACTCAATCGCCTGGATGGCGTCGTCATGGGATTCGCTGAACACTTCGCGAGCCGTTTGCGCTGCACGGTTAACTGAGGCCTGCCAGTCTTCTGGATGTTCGTCCGCCTCCCAGCCCAGCTTGTTGCGCCGCTCCATCAGGTCTAGTGCCTTGCGGGCTTTGGCGCTCAGCTCCGGGCTGATGCCACAATCAGCATCGGCCACGTAGTTGACGAACTCCAGCAGGGCATCGCCGGCTGCCAGTTCATGCCCGCGTGCCCAACTGACCACTTCGCCTCCGTCGACGATTTTGGGAAGTTCCTTGCCGGCGGCGCCGCGGATGACGATAGTGTCATAGCGCAGTGTGGTAGCCTTCTCGGCGCTGACTTCGGGGGTTTGTACTTGCATGGTGCTTCTCCTTGGGGTTGGTCGGTCTCGGAGGGTTGCCGCCCTCCGGGGCCATCTTTTATGCCGCCACGTAACCGGCGGCGGTCTTACTCAGCAGGCCGGCTTCGGCTGCCTTCTGCATCAGCCTGGTGGCTCTGTCGCTGCCTATCCGCAGAACCTTGGCGACCTGACGCACTGCCACCTTCGTTCCTCTTTCAGTGCTGGCTATGAGCTGCAGCAAATCGGTCGGCAGCCCTTCGCTGGCTGCTGGTACCTGCTCCGTTTTCTGGCGTTCCTGTTGCTGTTCCTCGGTCCGTTCCTGTTCCGCTGCTACTGGTACCGGGGCGCGTTCCTGCGCGGGTGCTGGACGTAGGGCGGAAAGGATCAGCGCCGGCACAATCTCCAGCGCCGCGGCGAAGCCGAGGCAGAGCAGGGTGGCCAGTTCAAGCGGCAGGCCCGCGGCCTTGGCTGGCAGGGCCAGCAGAGCTGTGAGTTCCTGCGACGCCTGGTCCCGACGCACCTGGGCGCGCTCCCGCTCGGCGTCGATGCGTGCCATGGCGGCTGTCTCCAGCTCCAGGGCGCGGGTGACCATGCCTCGCTCGCGCAGTGCAGTGGCCTGCTGCTGGACGGCGGCCGCATCGCTGTCGAGCTGCCCGATGCGGGCGGCGTCTGCGCCGCGCTGCTCCACCAGGTCGATCTGGCGTTGTTCCTGGCGGGCTTGGTGCTCGGCGCGGCTGTTGATGATCGAGGACATGAGCCGGTCGTAAGTGGCCCAGCCGGAGACGGTGCCTAGGGCCAGTGCGCAGACCATCATCAGCAGCGCGCACAGGGTTCGGCGCACGACCAGCAGGCCGAGGGCCAGCGGCCAGGCGACGTACTTGAACATATCCAGGACCACCGCCGCCGAGGCGAACAGGATGGCCAGCAGGGGGTTGTCGATCAGCGCGGCGATGGCCAGGGCCACCGAGATGGCGGTCACGCCTGCCAGTGCGGCGACCATGGCCAGTAACGGCCAGCGGTGTTGTTGTAAGTGGTGCATGGTACTTCTCCTTGGGTCAGGCCCTGCCGAGTTGCCGCTCGGCAGGGCCTGCAGTGGTCAACGGACGCGGATTTTCTTACCGCCTTCGATCACGTACAGGTTCACGTCCGCCAGGCGGTACTGGCCGCCCGGCCCCCCGGCGACGCAGTACAAGCCGCCTTGGTCGTCTACTACTCGAACAGGGAACGGGTACTGCCCCTGGTTCCTTGCCCAGGTCGCCTGGTGCGCGTATTTGCTTGATTTCTTGATTTCCGCGTACAGCTGCTGACCCTCGGGACGGACGCCGTGCGGCCCGTGGGCCAGCTCGAAGCCTTCCCAGCGCGCCTGGGTGGTCGGGTCGACGTAGCCGGTGTCGGTCTCATTGCGCGCCGTCGGCCACTTGTTGGCGGTGGCCACATCCTCGAAAGCGAACAGCATGTCCAGGTCTGCGAGTGCTTGAGTGGTCATGCGCGCTCTCCCAACTTGGCGACGCGGGCGGCCTCGTATTCGCTTGGCAGAATCTCCACAGCGCCGGTGATCCAGCCGGCCGTTGGTTTGCCGGCTGCGACGTTGGCTTCGTGCTTGGCCTGGTTGATATCGAAACCGAGGCAGAAATAGGCCACGCCCTGATGCTCAAACTTGATACCTCCACCGAGCATCAGGTTGCCGGTGTTCACATTCAGCCGGCTCCAGTAGCCATGGGTGTTCAGGCGAGGCGGGCAGTGTTCCTTCCATAACTCGCGCAGGCGCTCGTGCTCGGCTCGAATAGCTGCACGCTGCTCCTTGGTGATGCCCTTGGGTGGTACTGCCTGTTGGCGGAGGCTGCGGTAGCCGTAGTCGTCAGGACGGCACCAGTGGACGTCCAGATCGCGGCTGGCGGATAGCTTCACGCCGCCGGCGAAGTGCGAAGTGATGTCGCGCATCGGGGCGATAGCACCGCCGAACAGCTCGCCCAGCTTGGCCAACTGCTCATTCAGCAGGTCTTTCGCCTGGTAGAACTCCCGGACGATGGCCACCACCTCTGGGGCTTCGGACTTGTAGAAGTAGTTCGACATGGTTTTCCCCTCAGTTCGCCACGACGGCGTGGATGGTCAGGTTGCCCGGCAGGCGGCGCTGCAGTACCTGCAAAAGTGAAATCTGTTCTTCGCTGCATTCGTCGATGCAGATGACATTGGCGCCTAGACCCGCGAGCCACCGTACCGAGCGTGCCAATGCGTCCGGTGTGCAGTGGCGGCCTACCAGAATCTCTTGCTCGCTTTGCCCGTCGGCCTTGGCGATCTGGCGCAGGCGGATGGTCTTGCCGGTGGCGGGTGCGCCGCGTTCTACGTTCAGTTGCATGGTGCTTCTCCTTGGGTTGGTTGCCCGGACGTTGCCGCGTCCGGGCGATGGGTTTAGTGCAGTGCCACGGTCAGCAGAGACGGGGCGTAGTAGCCGGCCAGCGCGAGGGCCAGCAGGGTCAGGCCGCTGACGGCCAGGGTGACCAGCGTGTCGATGCGGTTGCTCTGGTAGAAGTGGTCGTTGTCGTCGTGCATGGTGCTTCTCCTTGGGGTTGACGCCGGCGTTGCCGCGCCGGGGTTGGGTTAAATGAGCTGGAACAGCCAGCAGCGCACTGTCCTTGCGTTGCCGTGAGTGTCGACGGCGATGGCTGAGTTGATGCCCTTGTTGGATTCCAGGAACTTCGGCGACTTGCTGGTCTTGAGCACGCGCTTAAGATCGCTGAGGTTCGGCAACTGCTGGCGCTTGTTGGCTGCTGTCTCAACGAACTCGTTGAGGTTGACGGCGAAGAAGGCCGACTTGCGGGAGTGGTTCAGCTTGCCGCCGGCATCGCCCAGAGGGCCGTTGAGGAACTCGACCATGTCCCAGAACTCGCGCACGAGGGGATGGTCGGCGTTGATAGCTTCCTGCCGCTCCTGGGCCATGCGCGCTACCTCGGCGTGGACCAGATCGGCGCGCTCATCGCTCAACGGCACCACGAGCTGGAGTGCGTCCACCAGGCTGCGCAACTGAGCGTGGTTCTTGGCGATACGCACGGTACGGATACCCGGTAGGGCCAGCAGCTGCTGCTCGTAGCCAGAAGTACGCTCGTCCAGCAGCTTGAGGACTTGAGCCTCGGGCTGCAGGGCCTTGATCAGAAAGCCGCTGAGCTGCTCTACCGGCATGCGCTCCAACTGCTCGGCGAACAGTTTGGTTTCCGGTGTCTGGTGCTCGCGGGTCAGGTGCACATGACCCAGGCGCTGGAGGATCGGCTCCGAGGCGTTGACAGCGTTGTTCTGGGCGATCAGCAGGGCTGCCCGGAACGGAGGTTCGCGGGTGTCGTTGCCGTTGTTCTTCACGCCGGTGGAGCGCACGCTGCGCCCGTTGTAGGCGGTCTTGAGCTCGTCCCAGTCGAAGTGCTTCACCGGGGCGCCTTCCTTCTGCTCGCGCTCGGACTCGATCAGCACTACCGGCAGGTTGCCGACCTGGGCGAAGTTCCGCGCCCGACTGGCCGGGGTGGCTTTGGACGGGTCGAAGCCTTCGTACTCGGTGCGTCCGGTGGTTTTCCAGAGCAGCTCCACCAGCGTGGTCTTGCCGGAGCCGGCTTCGCCGATCAGTTCCAAGAACAGGTAGGACTTATGTATATGGCGGATTTGCTCCGCGTACAGGGCTCCCAGCCACCAGGCCAGGACCACAGCGCCGCGCACGCCGAAGCATTTCCAGAACAGTTCGAACCAGCCTTCGTTGTAGGCGCTAAGGTCTGGATTGATGTGCAGTACAGGTGACTGGCTCTGCGACTTCACGCTCAGCTTACCGACGTCGAAGAAGTCCTCCTCGTTGAGCTTGTGCACCTTTCCGCCGGCGATGGCCAGGTCGTTGAACACGTAGGCGCCGTGCTCGCGGGTGTAGCCGATCCAATCGATGGTGTTGACGGTCTTGAGGTTGTCGAGCTGTAAGCCGAGCATGCGCTCTAACTGCTGCGGGGTGCCGGTGAACATGGCTCCGTTGCACTCGTTGAGCAGACGCTTTTTAAACTCCGGTGCAGCAGTTATCTGCGAGGCGGTGAAGGTTGTCTTGATGGCCTGGGTGTCTGGTCGATCCACGCGGAAGTAGTACCAGGCCTCTTGGGTCACGTCGTTGCGCATGTAGTACAGCGCCTGGAAATTGCAGTTGGCGATGCGCACCACGGAAGTACTTTGGCGCAGAGCCTTGTCCCGCCGTTGCTTGTCGCTGAGCAACTGATCTTCCTGGCGATCAGAGCCTTCCAGCTCGCGTGCGGCGCGCTCGTACTTCTCCAGGTCCAGGTGGAACCAGTACAGGCGGGAGCGGTAGGTAAAGTGGAATTCCTTGCGCTCGTCCCACTCGTACATGAGCAGGCCCTTTTCCTCGGCCGAGTCGGCCAGCAGCAGGGCGCCCTGGTGGCGAGCCTCGTCGAGGTCTTGCTCGATGCGCTTGGCGCGCTCGTCGTCGCCCTCAATGAAGGTCCAGCGCTGATGCAGGTCATTCCAGTCGACCTTTTTGGAGCCGCGCTGCGGGATGACAGCAGCGTCGCACTTGAAGCCAAGCGCGCGGGCCTCCTTGGCCCAGCGGCGCATGTTTGCCTTGGCCACCGGCTCGTTGTCCAGCGCCCAGACCAGGTGCGGCAGGCGCTTGTCCGCCTCTTGGCAGGCCTTCTTGAGGGCGCGGAGCGATTCCTCGGGGAAAGGGGCGCTGCTCATCATGGATACGGCAGGGGTTTCGTGGTGCAGCAGGGCGATGGCGTCGAAGATGCCCTCGACAATGTAGAGCTCGTCGACGTCCACCAGCGTGAGGGAAGGTGGGCACCACCAGACGCCTTTATAGCTCTCGCCCGGTTTGAAGCGAGCCTTCTGTTTGCCGAAGCGCTCGGGGCGGTCGATCAGCCTTTCCCAGTAGCCGCCCTTGTCCAGGGGGAAGCGAACGGTGGCGCTACCGGCGCCGATATCGCGGTTCCAGTAGTTTTCCTGAGTGAACCAGCCGTCAATAAGCTCAAGGCGGAAGCCCCGGGCAAACTGAAGGTAGGCGCGTGCGGTAGCGGTTGGCTCTTCGGCTGTGGACGGCGCCTGCTCGCTCCAGTCGTTGAACAGGTCGCTGTACAGGTCCTTGACGTGGACGCGGTGGTTGCACGCTTCCGGCCGGCCGCAGATCAGCATCCAGGGCGAGTCGTGGAAGGTGTACAGGGTGTTCTTGCCGCACTTGTGCGCCGGGCATCTGCCCTTACGCATGTAGTTGGTGCCGGTCATGTGCTTGAGACCGAAGTCGGACTCAATCCGGCGGAGCACCTCGCCCCTGAGTTTCTCTTGCATCGTCATGGAGTTGCCTTACTGATTGGCGGCAAGGGCGGCTTGCAGCGCGCCGATGGTGCGTTTGTGGCCGGCAAGGGCCGGGTAGTCGTCGAGGATGCGGTTGCTGCGCAGGCCAGTCGGCACGGTGCGGTAGCGGTCGTCATACCAGTGCTCGGTCATGCTCCGGCGCAGCTCGGCGCGCAGGCTGCTGAGCAGCGCTTCAGCCCAGGGCTTGGGCAGGTCCAGCTGGATCGCAACGGCGTTTTGCAT